TGACAAGACGCTGTGTTCCCTTTTTGTCGAACTGCTGCATGAACTGCGACAATTGGATGATGAAGTTGTTCTTCGTTGATGCCTTGATGAAGCAATCAAGGGTGATTTCGCGGGGTTCAAAGAACTTGTGATTCAAGTCAACTATTTCGCCGTGATAGTTGTCGAAACTGACTGAATAAGGATTCTTCAATTTCGGACGGTCAACAACACCTTCCGATCCGGCCACATATACGCCAAATTCCTTGAAATCAACGCCGTCAATAAGATAGGTCATGTTCACCGATGAAGATGTTTCTTCGATGATTTCTTCCGCCGACAATGCCACGTTGCAGACTTTAACATCGTCAAGAAGTCCAAACCCGTAGCAATCGCCGCCGTAGAAATCTTGATTCAACGAAATGCCCGTTGGCGTTCCTGCATGGGTGGCGGTGTTGACCAATTGCGCGTTGACATAGAAACGATATGTCGTTCCCTGCTTGGTCATCGCAATGCTGTACCACGAACCGGGGTTCACGTTGATAGGAACTTCAAAATAATTCTTCACGCCGGAAAAGTTCACAACCCAAATCAATTGACGGGGTGTTCCTGCTTTCAACTCCAAGACTTGAACGTAAGCCATGATCGTGATATTCCCGCCAAGGCTATTGATTATGTCGTGTTCAAGTTCGCAATATTCATCGCCGCCCAAGAACTGAATCGCATTTCCGTTGTTCCCGGGAACGAATGACGCGCCGAACACATCGCCGTCCGCACGGCTTTGGCTATAATCGAAAGCCTTTTCCGAACCGTTCGATTCATCGAAAGGCAAATTTAGGATGATGTTATTTGCATTCATATTTCTTTGTTTTTATTTCTTTTCTGCAACTTTGACAACCGCTTGCCCGTCATTGGCGGTGGCTATCTTTCCGCCATATCGGTTGACATGCACCTTTGCCCGGTCGTGTGCATTGACGGTGACTTTTGCGTCATCATAGACATACACCATGACAAATGCGTTGTCCGATGCTTCGATGACCAAATCCGATGTGTGCTTTGCATAAACTTGACTGACACCATAAGACGTGACAATGACATTTCCGGTTGTCTTGCCAAGTGCAACGCATTTGCGATAGTTCGTCAAGTTGATTCTATCATCAAGGAAAATGCCGAAACTTTCCATGATGCCCTTGCCATGTTCCCGCATGAAGTCATTGGATGGGAAATCATTTTCAAGGCAAAATTCAAGTTTCTTCAAGTAGAGTTGAACCAATGCGGGCTTGCTGTCGCCCGCGTTCAACAAGTCACCCATGCCCGGCGAACACGCGCCAATGGCAAGGGCTTCTTTTTGGATTTGTTTTGCGAATTTCTCCATGTCGTATGTCTGTTTTTAGGTCAAGCCGTTTGACCGGTTCGTGTCGTTGCCGTTGTTGGCTTCAAGGATTTCAAGAATCCGGGTCAACTTGCCAAGATGGGAATTGTATGATGTATTGCGTTGGATTGCTGACAAGACCGAAAGTTGCTGGCGCAAGATGGTTGCAACCTCGACTTGGTTCAAGCGAATCGCGTTCATCTGTCCGCCGATGATGCTTGCCGTTTCCTCGGACACGCCCTTGACCGCGCCCGTCAACGTGTCATCCTCTTTTTCTCCAAGGTCTAAATCCTTGAAAATATCGGAATATGCGCCCATCGCCTGATTGAACGTGTTGGCGATTCCCTGCACCCTGCTTTTGAATTGGTTGATTTCGTAGTCCGTCAGCCCGTCAAATATGAAGTTGTCGCCGTTCCGATAGCCCATCGACTCTTCAAGTTGGTCAAGCGCACCTTGCAATTGCTTTTCCAGGAAGTTTTTCTTCAACTGATTCAAGACGGCGTTCTTCAAGACATCGTTCACGGTCTTTTCAAACGCTTGCGCCGCATCTTCGCCCTTGCCGAACGCTTCAACCAAGGCATCGCCAAGTTCATTCGCCATGTCCTTTGCCGTTGTCTGCAAGATGTCCTTGGCGATTTCGTCAAGCATGTCTTGGATGTTGCGGTCAAGTTCGGCAATCTGTTCTTCATATTTGCGGATGTCGCCCCAATCGGTCTTTTTCTTCGATTTTTCGTCCTCAATCATGCCGCGCAATTCTTGTTGCTGCTTCTGCATGTTGCGGATGGCCGCTTGTTGGTTGGCATAGACTTCGCCGCCCAATGCCCGGCCAATCTGCCATTCAAGTTGTTTGTAAGCATTTTCAAGGCGTTCGATTTCCTCTTTGTGCTTCTTGATTGACCTTTGCGCCTTGCGGTCGCGCGAATTGAACAAGTCGAAAGCACTTGACAACAAACCGATGCTTCCTTGGATGACCGAAAGCGGGTTGCCCGTTGCGATACCCTGCGAAAGTTGGCTTGCACCCTCAATCATGCCGCCGATGTCGTTCAATATTGCTTGGCTTTCTTCGTCCATTTCAATTCCGAACTTATCAAGCGACCCGGTGACGGCATCGAATGCGCCCTTGACGAAATCAAGTGATGAAGAAACGCTTGAAAAGGTATTCTTCAACGATTCACGCATCATGTCGGATGCGGACTTGCCGGATTCGGCTTGACTGATTGCTGCATCCAACACTTCCATTGAATTGCCGACCTCAATCCCCATGTCGATTTTGCCCTGCAATTCCTCTTTCTTGCGGCGCAAATAGTCAAGATAGGTCGAACCCTCTTTCAAAAGGTCGGAAAAGGCCACGTCCGCACCCTTGACAAGCGTTTCATCGCCCGATTGGATATATTGGGCATACTTGTCATATTCTTCGCGCTTGGCGTTCAATTCCTGCACGAACGGGTCATTGTCATCAAGCAACTTTTGGTTGCGCAATTGTTCGCGCAATCGTTCATAAGCATTGCCAAGTGCCTTGAACGGGTTGCGGGATTCCACTTCTTGACGCGCCTTTTCAAGTTGTTCGTTGATTGCCTGCAAGTTTTGGGGGTTGAATTGCCCGGAAAACTCTATCTTCTTGGCGTTGATTTTCCCGATTAGGTCATTGATGGTCTTTGTTGATAGTTCGTCAAGGTTGCCAAACAGACGTTGCCAATCAATCGAACCCGTCAATTGCTCGTTGGCAAGTTTGGAAAGTTCGTTCGCTTCTGCTTGGGCAAGTTGCGCAAGCATCGCTTGGTCGTTGTGAAGCGTTGCGACACGCCGCTTTTCTTCATAGTCTTGGCGAATCCGCGTCACCTTTTGTTGGTAGTTCTGATATTGTTCGCGCAATTGGTCATAATCAGCATCGCCGGAACTCTGCTTGTCCCGGTTGTACTTGGCCGTTCTGTTCCCGATGGCCGCGTCAATGGATGCACGTTCGGCATCGGTCGTTGCTTCCGCCCGGCGTTTCTGCAACAACTTCAAGTCGTCATTGTATTGCATTTCCAACTTGATTTTGCGGTCAAGATACCCGGCATATTGTTCAAGAAGTTCGTCCGTTTCCTGCTTTTGGCGGGCAAGGGCTTCTTTCTCTGCTTTGTCAAGGGCTTCGCCTTTCTCCCTGCCAAGTTCGGTTGTGTCGTTCTCCAATGTCTTGCGCCGCTGCTCGATGATAGAAAGGATTTCAAAAACCGACCGGGCGTTTGACAACTGCGTTGACAATTCTTCATTGAACGCTTCAAGGACGGTTTTCTTTGTTTCCTCGGCAATGGCATCGTTTAATGCCCGCAAGTTGGCCATCTGTTCCTTGGTTCGCTTGTCAACGCCGATTTCAAGAATCTTGTCGCGTTGGTTCTTCAAATAGTCAAGATACGTTGCACCCTCTGCAAGAAGTCCTTTGAACTCCGTTTGCGCCGCCTTGGCCAAGGTTTCATCCCCTGAATTGACCCACTTCAAGAAACGGGCATACTCGGATTTGTACTTTGCCAATTTCTCCAATAATGGGTCTTTTGTGGATGTGCTGCCACCTCCTCCGTTTCCACCGCTCTTGTTTTTATTCCCTGTTATTTTATCGGCTTGTTTTTGCAAATCTGCAATCTCTTGCATGGCTTTTGCGTAATCTGCATTATTGGTTAAATGCTTTAAGGCTTCTTGTTTTAATTGAATGGCTTGTTGGATTGCACCAAGTGAACCATTCGCATACGTTTGGGTTGCATCAATCCCGGCATCTTTCAACTTCTTCAACCCTGATTTCTCTGCGGCGGCTGCATTCGTGTAACCTTGTGTGATTTCTGCTTTTAGTTCATCCAATTCTTTTTTCTTTTCCTTTTTTGCCGTATTTTCCCCCTCGACATAGTAACCAGTGCCGAAAGATGATGTTTGGACATAATAACTGCGTTTATCTGGCATCGCTTTATATTCTTGCTCTGCCTTTATGTATTCTTTTATTTTTTCTTGTGCTTGGGCAAGATATATGGATGCTTTTGCTTTTTCAATTTGGGCATCAATATAGGCTTGTTTGTTTGCAATAAGCAAATTTTCAGCATCGGTAACACCATTTATCGCAACGCCTAATTCATCGAAAGCCTTTTTATTTTCTTCGATAAACTTCTTTTTCTTTTCCAAATCATCACCAAGTGCATTCCACTTCACGGATAATTCTTCAATGGTTGCAATAGGCTTATATGCGTTTTCTGCAATGGATTTATACCATTCCTCTGCTGCTTTCTTGGCTTCGTTTGCCTTGCCTACGAAATGCGACACAAGGGCAATCAAAGCCGAAATGCCCGCAAGAATCCAACCGAACACCGGGATGGATTTTATTGCCGCCCCAACCATACGGAAAGCCCCGGCAAGCCCGATATTTGCCGCCGTTCCTGCGACCGCCGCCGTTGTTTGGGCGGTTGTCGCTGCCTTGTTCGCTGCTTGGGCGGTTGTGTTTGCACCCGCCGCCGCCGTTGATGAACCTTGCGCCCCGGCGTTGGCTTGCTTTGCCGCCGTGTTTGCGGTCGTTGCGCCCGTATTCCCCCCTGTTGCGGCGGCATTTGCTGCAACGGCGGCATTGTTGGCCGTCATCGCGGCGGTTTCTGCTCGCTCGGCGGCGGTTGCTTCGCCAACGACTTTCGCCCACCATTCTTTGATGCCGCGCAAGGTGACAAGTGAAAACGCGGAATCCTTGTTCAATGTCTCGGACACTTGTTGCAATCCGATGGTGATTGCCATGACCGATTGAACTTTGGTCATTATCTTCTGCAAGTCCTCATTCTCTCCGGCGAACAATGAAATTGCACCCGTTGCAGCCGAAAAGCCACCCGAGATGCCGGAAAGCCCCGAAATGATACCTTGAAATTGCGCTTGGTCATTGGCAAGGATGCGTCCTTGCTGCGATACATCGCCTTGGATGTCTTGCAGTCGGCCAAGTTCATCTTTCAACCGTTGATATGCTTCACTTTGTTGGTCAATCCCTTGGTCGGCCAACTGCATCATTTCTTCTTTCAGTTCCTTAATGCGGGAACGCATGGATTGCGCGTTGTCTGCGTTCTCCTTGACCTTTTGGGCGTGTGCTTCCAACTTAGCCGCTTGTTCTTCCAATGCGTCCGAACCTTCCCGCAATTCCTGCAAAAGACGTTTGCGGACAGTGATTTCACCTTGAACGGCCGTTTTCTGTTCTTCGATGCGGCGATATTCTTCATCTCGCCCGGCCGCGAATGCTTCACCCGCCATCCTGCCAAGTTCATTATATTTGGATTCAAGGTTGTTGATGGCTTGTTCGTGTGATTCACACGCCGCGCCGATTTCCGAAATCTTTTGGCGGATGGTTTGTGCCGTCAAGTCGAACGCTTCATCCATCCGTTGACCGCCGGAAACGGTTGCATCCGTCAAGCCCTGCACACGCCGCAAGGTTTCTTCGATTGCCCCATCTAATTGCGAATTGTCAAGTTCTGATTTGAACGACAATGCGCCGTTGTCTATCTCTGCCATTACATCATGCTATTTACATAGTTCAAAATTTGTTGTTCGTTGCTCTCGGTCAATGCGATGACTTCATGCTTATCTTCGCCGTCAATGTCGAAACTTGGCGCGTCAATCATCATCTTCTGAACCGTAGGCCATCCGATGCCGTGCAATAGGTAGTCATATGTCCATCCGAAGTGTTCGCAAATTGCGCCCCGGCGACCGTATGGACTATTTAGACCCCTTTGTTTTCCTCTATCCGAATCGGCATGGATGTTCGGTCGCTTGACATCAATCGAATAGAGTTCAAAAAATCCCCAAGGTTACACATTAGGTTCACCAACGTATAAAGTTGGTACAACTTCGATGGCTTGATGTTCCTTGCGAACAAGGATGTCAACTTGTCAAGGCGTTTGGAATCTTCAACGTACTTGACAAAGCCGTTCCGCCCCGGTGTCGGAATCAAGTAATCTTCACCAAGGACGGCGATTGCAACAACCTTGGCGCAACGCAATGAATGCTTCGTTGCCATCGAACGGGCTTCTTTCATGCCGTCATCGGATTGCAACTTCACTTCGTCAATGGCAAATTCAATCCATTCGCGAGAGAGCCGGTCAAGCGTTCCAAGGGTCGGTTCTTCAATCTTGAACTTTCGGACAACCGGTACAAGTTGACGTGTCTTGAACAATCCAAAGAACACGGGTTTCGTCACGACATCGAAGTCTTTCACTTCAAAGCCGATTCCCCGGTTGACAAGGTTGTTCAATTCTTCACGTTCTTGTTCAAGGGATTTGGTATTCTCTTTTTCTTCGTTCATGTCTTTATCTGTTAGTAAGAAAGCCCCGCAAGATTCGCGGGATGCGGTCTTTTGGGGCTTTCTCTTGATGATACAACCGCCATGCGGTTAGGTAGTCGCTTTCTTGACGGCGCGAATGGCCTTGCCCGTAGTGACGGCACAAGGTGTCACGGTGAAGTCAATAAGCACAATGCCGGATGCCGACAATGCACCGTTGATGACGGCTTCGATGTCGCCGTTGGGGATGGCGAAATCAAGACCTTGTTCGGTCTCGATATAGACCGATTTGTTTGCGGTCACTTCATCGCCGTCATAGCCCCAATCGCCTTTTTCGTCAACTGTGCCGCCTACATAGGCCGCAAGCATGGCGGGGTCGGGGTTCATAAGTGAGAACGTCACCTTGGGGATTTTCTTCGACTTCTTGCGAACCTCCGGGGCTGATTTGCCCTCCTCAAAGTGTTCGGTCACATCGGCGGCATCTTGGTTGATGTTCGCCGTGTCCTTGTATGTCTTGCCTATCTTTGTCATGCTCGACTTGGCGGGCATCGTTCCGGCTGCGCTTGCTTCGGAAACAAGAATTTGGCAAAGTCCAAGGGTAATAGTTGTGCTTTCTGCCATTTTCGTATGAATTTAATTGTTAATTACTCTGAATGTTCCATCCGATGCGGATGTTCACGAAATGTTGCTTCGTGCTTTGTTCCGCCAATGTGGATTGGGCTTCGATGGTGAACAACAGACCGGGGACTTTCGCCGCCCTCAATGTTGCCAACACAATGCCCGTGATGGCCTCCAAACGCTCCGTGTCTGCTTTCAACATTGACTTGCCCTTGATGGTCTTGGGCTTGTCGGCGACATATACATTCACGTTGCTTGTCGCAATTTGCGGCAAGAAGTCTTGCGTCAACGAAATGGTGTTGATACATATATCTTCATCCGTTGAATCGTCCGGGCGGTCATCGCTTTTGTATATGCCCCCCGAAATCGCGCCCTTGACCGATGGGACGTTCAAGATGCGGAACACAATTGTATTTATATCGAACGATGTTTTCATGCTTCTTCGGCGCGTTGTATGTTCTTAACCAATCTTTCAAGCATTTTCGGCAACTCCCTTTTCGCTAATTGTTCGGCGGATGTGATGACATCGCGCCCCTTTGATTCGACATGAACGGCGTAATTCATTCCGGCGGTCACTACAAGGCAAACGCCCGTTGTTGTTTCACCGACCTTTTTTGCAAGGGATTCCCCGGCTTTTACCCCGGTTGTCCCGGTCAAGGTCTGTTCATACGCCGAATGAACGGCGACACCATCCACGAAAACCGCATATCCGATTGACGAACGCAAATTGCCCGTTTGGTCATGGAATCCTATTTCCGGCGGGATTTCACGCGCATGGGCGACACACATTTCACCAAGCATGTGCAATCGTTTCACCTGCTGCCTTTTTATCGCGTCAAGGAAAGCATCGCAACGCTTCTTGACATCATTACGGGTGAAGTTCGGTGTTATAGCCATAAGCGACAATGAAGTTGGTCACGCTTGAAGTTCAAGCAAACCCCCGTGATTCTGACATCGGAACAATCCGCATCATTGGCGACAATTATTTTTGCGCCAAGTGACACGTCCGGGCAATCTTTCGGCAACTGAATCAAGGACGTAACCTTGTGGGCGATGCCGCCGACTTGGATTTCAGTACCGCGCCCGTCCGTTTCCTCTCTGCACATCGAAAGAAAGGTGTTGGCCGGGGATTGAACCGGGAAGTCACCATCTTCGTTCTGCTCGGATTGGGCGGGCGTTGCCATGAACATATAATGCGGATATTGCTTCACGAATGCCATATCACCAAACATTTGATTTGTTGCGGATTTTAGGACGGGAAAACAACACATTTTCCTTGCCAAGTTCGTTGCAAAGGGCGTTATAGAACATCTTGACGGCATCCATGTTCCATGAAACGGAATATCCGCCCTCGGACACGTTTTGCGTCATCCCTTTCAGAACCACCGACATTCGGTTGTAAACGGCATTGTCGCAACTCCCGGCATCGGCATCGGCATCGGCATCAATTCCGGCTTTCAACATGATAATTTCGATGTCATCCGCCGAAACATTCAAACCGTTCAAGGTGGTTGTCAAGTATTGTTTGTTCGTCATATCTCTTTTAGCGAAATGGGCGGACGGCTTTTTGCACGGGCTTTCAACTCCATGCTGACGCCCGCCGGGTTGTTAGTTCTTGTTCCAAGTAGTGTTGTTCGTCTGCATGAGAACGGAACGTCCTGCAAGATTCCATGCGGGGAATGCGTTGGCGATTCCCTGCGTAACCTCTTGGACAGGTTCTTCGTTGCTGAACTTCTTGACAAGCGTGTGTCCGTGCATGACCTTTTCTGCAACTGATCCGGGCATCTTCTTGGCATCAATCGGGCGTTTCCACCATGTGTTGCCAAGGACTTTCGATTCGCTGAAAAGAATCACATCATCCTCAAACGGGTTGCCCGTCTGACGTGAGCCATCGGCAAGTTCAAGGGTGATGTCTTGGTCGATAAGGATAATCTGCAAGCCCTTGAACGTCTCTTTCTTCTTGGTAAGATAGGCGTTCACAGCTTCAAGACTTGGGACATCCTGCGCATTGGTGATGTTCTCGACAACAGTTGCGCAACGCTTGATGACTTCTTCCTGCATGGCCATCTTATTGAATGTGTCAACATTCATAAATGCGAACTGATACTTCGCGCCATACAACTGCTTGCCTTTCTTCAAGGCGGCGGGGAAGTCAACGGTCAACGGGTGTGCCGATGTGCCGGATGAATAGGACGTGCCAACGCCGATTTTGTTATCCAATGGAATCAGATAATCGACATTGTATTCACTCACGATTGCCGCGTTGTTGGATGTGGTGAAAGTCACCTTGCCAAGTGAAATTTCTTTCAAGGCAATCCATTCAAGGCGGGCGGCAACGCCATCCCAACAATACTTGGTATCTTCTGCCCAAAACTCGACAAGGGCGCGCAAGTCGGGGTTGTTGGATGACAAAGCGACCATGATGTCGTATTCTGTCAATTCATCCTCGTTCTTCTCGCGGGCGATTACAATCTTGGGGATGTCACCTTGTATGCGGGCAATGGCTTCACGGGTCTTGCGGGGGATGGTAGAACCACGCGACACAAGGTCGGCGGCAATCTTCAAGCCTGCTTGGGCTTCAAGCATCTTCCAATCAAGACGGTTCGTTTCTTTCAAAGGGAACAACGTTGGATAATAGTAGTCCTTCAAATCATAAGTATGAATGACGGCTGCCATATCCTTTTCGTTCAACCCTATCATTAGCGATTTCTGCATATCTTCTTGACGGTTTTAATGGTTAAACATAAATGATGCCTTTCAAGGCGTTCTTGGCGGCATCGGTCACAACCGGGGCGTTTGATTCGCGGACAACGCCAATCACCCATGCGTCAACAAACAAGTTGGTGTCGGATTCGACATCCATGTTTGAACCTGCAACGGCAACGGGGGTGTTCTTGACGGTCTTGTTCGCACCCGTTGTTTGGAATGCGACATCGCCCACATTTACAGACGCGCCAAGGGTTGTGCCAAGGGTGATGACATCTTTTGCGGCGTTGGACTTGTCAATCGCGGTGATGGCTTGTCCGTTGTTGCTTCCAACGGCAAAGTAATCGCCGACCTTGAAGTGATGTCCCTTTGCAACCTCGTATGTGGTTGCGCTTGCGTTGGCGGCGGTGATGATCTGTGCGGTCTTGCACACTTCATACATGCCGTTTTCACCTTTCGCAAGGGGCGTTCCCTCAAACAAAGCCGAACCGCCAAGATTTGCCACATGTACGGTCACACCGCCGGGAATGTCTGCAACGCGGTGAAGAATACACTTCACAACGCGATTGTCCTTTGAGCGTTTAATTGTAAGTGACATTTTGCTTCGGTTTTACTTGTTAAACTTCTTTGCCCGTCAACGTGTCGCCGCCGGGCTTCAATGATTCCACATAAGATGCGACGCCCTTTGAAACGCCGTCATCGCCTTTGTTTGCAAAGAAAGGCTTGCTTTCGCTTGACATGTTGGAATCGGCGACACGCTGATTTGCGGATTCAACATCGGTCTTTGTGTCGTTCAAATACTCGTTGAAGGCGTTGTCATCGGCGAATGACATGCGGCCAAAGTCTTTCAACGCTTTCGCCTTGAATGCTTCGTCCTTGCAGCCGCTAAGAACTTCGTTCAACTGCTTCAACCGGGAATCCGTCAATGCGCTTGCGCGATAACCTGCCAATTCGTCTTGCAACGGCTTGACGGCATCGGCAATAGCATTCTTGACCATTGCAGCAATGTCGTTCGTGTCTGTCTTGTCGGAATGGTTGCCGCCGGGTTCGGTTTCCTTTTCCTTGAAGTCATACTTCTTGCGCAAATTGCTTTCAAAGGTCTTGTTGGATTCGTTGACCTCTTTATCCACTCCCGAACGATAGTCCTTGCCGAAATCGGTGACTTGCGCATCGGTCAACTTTTCGACAATGCCTTTCGCTTCGTCCTCGTTGGTTGCTTGTAGGGCAAGAACACCCGCCAAGACTTCCAAAACGTCTTTCCGCACGCCTGAAAACTTTGCAATCAGTAATGCGAGAATTGTTTGTTTCATTTTTCGTGTGAATTTAATTGTTAAACTTCAAATCGGGGGCAAAGATATACAAAGAATTACTATAATACACAAGATAAAAGCCTTGATTTATGCTTGATTTATCAACAATTTTGCATTGCAAGTGCATTTTTCTTGAAAAATAGTTGTTATATTAAATAAAACACCTATCTTTGCAGTGTGTTACTATAACACACGATGCAACAAACAAGAATTTTGAACTTAAATTTTCGCAACAATGGCAAGAAGAAAAAAGTATTTCAACACGAAACGCCAAGCAATCAAGGCGCGTGAACTTTACGAATCACAAGGTGAATACGGACTTGGGGTTTATAAAATGCCCAAGGGTTCAAGACACCCCGGTAAATTCGCCGTATGCTCATACATCGAATACGTGAACACTTATTAAGTCCCGGAACAATGGCACAATCATTTGAACAACTGCAACAAGAAATCATCGACCGGGCAAAAGATGAAATCAAGCAAGCCCGACACGATTACGACCAAGGAATGAACGATTGCAAAAACGGCATATATGACAAGTGGTTTCGATACCATCGCAAGGACGATGGGCGTGCATACGACCTTGGTTGGGTGTTCCAAAATCAAACCACGCAAAATGAAACCGTCAAATTCATTCGTGGGTAATGTTTAACCGGGTGGGGTAACACCCACCCACAATCTTTCGCAACAATGAAGAATCTTACAAAGGAAATCCGAAACGAAATCAAGGGCATCATCATTGCCAACAATGGCGTTGTCCTGAATGCAGACGTGGAAAAGGTGTATAACCGTTTTCGTGTCGTTGCCGGACGTGAAGTGGTGTCAATGGTGCAAAATGCCATTTCTTATTTCCGCTTTTCACCACAACAAGCAGAATTTCGCAAGAAGTACAATTTTCAATCGGGTGGCGTTTGCTACCAATAAACTTTCGCAACTATGGATAAGCAAAGAAGAATCGAAAGGGTACGTGAAGCCCTCGCAAATGGTCGTGTGTCGGCTGTGGAATTTCACAAAGATGGTTCGGGTGCATCGTTTGAATACCTCGACCCGGTGGGCGACCACGGTTGCCCTTGTCGAATGTCGTCATCATTCAACATCACCGATGCAATAACCATTGTTTCGGGATTCAGGTTTAAGCAACACGAACTTAAAACTTGCTTTTGACACTCTTTCAATGATTATATTAAATAAAGTAATTACTTTTGCAATGGAAAAGATGAATTTTGAAGCACTCGCAAGCAAGTATGGCTTGACGGTGGATTTCGTGAAAGAACTTCACGACAAGGTGGTGGACAAGGAAAACTTTGTTCGCGCTGTACGAATGTTTGCCAATGGAATGTTGCCGTATGATGTGGCGACCGGGAAAGAACCTATCAACGTGGCGGAACTCCGGCATCAGGTCGCCAAGAATATGTGGGATTTCCGCAAGAACAAGGCAAGCAAGATGCAAGAAGCAATGGAGCAACACCGCAAGATTGTTGAGTATTACAACGGTTGCACGTCCTTAACACTCCACCACAAGCCAAACAAAGCCGTCAAAGACGTTGTTTTTATCAAAGATGGACACTTGGTTGCCTTTGCTCATTTTGAGCCAAAACAAGGCGGTATTTACGCCGCAAACAATGAAGTAATGCCGGACTTCCGTTGGAATCCCCACGAATGTTTAGCAAGGCTTCGCAAGCTGAACAAGGCGTTTTATCGCCAAGTGAAAAAGGCGGCGTTCAATTCGCCCAAAGAATGGTTCGATTTTAATATAAAACCATAATGAACGGAACAACCATATATCACGTTTGCTTTGGCGACGACAACCACCATTATTTCGGTTCTATCACCGCGATATTCGACAAGTTCACGCCCCTTGACTTGGGCGTGTCGAAATCTCGGTTGTGGGCGTATGGAATAACGGATTCAAAGCCATATCGCAATGAAAAATGTATAATATATAAATCACAAATCCATCGCAAGCACACACAAAGAGGGCGTAAAAAAATATAAATATGCAATTGCATTACAAATGTTTTGCATTAGGATAATTTTTCAAATGTTTTTTCAGGTGTAACGCACATTCTAACTATCTTTTCCGAAAAAATCGCAACAATGGACGAAAAAACGAAACAATTATTGGAAAAGTCGCAACAACTAATCAATGAAACAAGATGGAAAAGTGTTGCGCCAAGAATTATTCCACAAGCAAAACAAATGCTTGCAGAATTAGGTCACATCAATTCTAATTTTGAAAATGCTTTAACACCTGAAAGATTGCGTGATTGCCGGGAACAAATTTTGGTTTTCTTACAATGGTTTGCAGAACAAGAAAGAAAATACCCCGGTGCGCCTTATTTGCTTCAAAATGGGGCAACTGTTATGATAGACAAAACACGCAATCGACACAACGAATTGTTGTATCAGCTTGCAAAAAAGTATTATGGCAAAACGATTATTGTGTGGATTGATAAAGAAGCCCCCAATTATCCAATCATAAAAGAAGCCATTGAACAAGAAGATGGCTTCGACGATGAAGAATTAAGGGATTTGAGAAAGGCTTTGCATATTGACAAATAAGAAATTTATTTAATAGATTTCATTTTTTGCTCAAAATCTTTTGTTGTTTGTATTTTTCTTGCTATTTTTGCGGCGTCTATCATACTACAAGGCGGAACGCAAGAACCGCAAACACTCCGTTGGCGGTATTTTTATACCCCATTGGTTCATATAGCGGCATTGTACCCCCGTGGAAATCTGTAATGGAAATCCAGCCTTGTAGGTGATAGACGACGGGAAAGGCAATGCCGTTTTTCTATTGCCTGTAATCTTTCATAATTCGTCTATCAATGAAAGAACAAGTAACAATTTTTGAAAACGCCCAATTTGGGCAAATCCGCACATCAATAGGTGCGAATGGCGAACCTTTGTTTTGCCTTGCTGATGTGTGCAAGGCATTAGGTTTGGAACAATCCCATCGAGTGAAGCCACGCTTACAACAAAATGGGGTTACTACTATTACGGTCATAGATTCGATGAATCGTGAACAAAAAGCCAATTTCATCACCGAACCCAACCTGTACAAGTGCATCTTCCAAAGCCGCAAGAAAGAAGCGGAACAATTTCAAGATTGGGTGTGCGGCGAGGTGCTTCCAAGCATCCGCAAGTCGGGTGGCTACATGGTTGCAAGGGCAGACGAAACGCCGGAACAAATCATGGCACGTGCGTTGATAGTCGCGCAAGAAACCATCAACCGCCAAAAGGCCGCACTTTCAAAAGCCGAAAGCAAGAACTATGTATTGCAATGTCAAAATGATGCACTTACCTCAATGAATGAGGGGCAGCAACGCACAATTAAATTCCTGCAACCGGGGGCGACATTTGCCAAGGCTGTTGAAACGTCCGAACATTCAATTCTTGTCGGTGAACTTGCACGCATCATCAAGCAAAATGGAGTGGAAATAGGACAAAACCGCTTGTTTCAATGGTTGCGTGAAAAAGGGTATCTTTGCAAAAAGGGTGAAATGTATAATCAGCCCACACAAAATGCATTACAAATGGGGTTATTTGAAATAAAAAAGACCGTTATAACAAAACCCAATGGAAATTCACTTGTTACAACGACAACAAAAGTAACCGGGAAAGGACAAATTTACTTCACAAACAAATTTCTTTATGATGCTATAAATGAAACCGAATTAAACAAGCAAGCAGAACAAGCAAAGAAAGGGGGTGCGTTATGACAATAAGCAACCAAACTAAAAAGTTTATTGAATGTATGCGAACAATGCAAGGTTTGTATTCTCAAATATATTCAGCACTTCAAGAAATGTATTCGTCCCAAGATGTGGAACGTATTATTGCCGAATGTTTCATTGTAGAATATGCAGCCCTTGAAAGGCGTGTTGAACAATTAGTGATTACCTCAATGAAAGAAAAAATGTCGTGGATTGATTCACAAGAAATCTAACCAATAAACACGGGGTTGCATAAGATATTCAAAACTTGTGCAACTTCCGTGTCTATCATTGAAAAATCAAGTAACTTTGCAAACAAATAATTATCAAAGATATGGAAAATAAACAAATTGCGTTGGCTTATGCTTTATTGCAAGGCTTCAAGAAAGTTGAACTAATGCCCCAACAACGTGAACACGTATACTTTAAGGGGTGTGAAATCTTTATTGCTTACAACAAAAGCATTGAAGATGAAACCACTATGATTATTATTGTACAAGATGGGAAAGCCCGAACACTTAAATCAAAAGAAGAATTTGAAGTAATTTCGGACATTATATTTCCACCTTGCATATAATTCATTTTTTTGTTGATTCCTTAACCACGCCATTTATTATGCTTGTGTTGATTCTCAAATCATCAACACGCAACACCCTTATTCCACTTGCCAAAGAAAACCTTTTGGCATAAGTCTTAAAATCTTTGATAATTTTACCATTTTGCGGGTCATAAATTCGCAAACCTCCATTCGGCAATCTTTCGGCGGTGATAATATGCCCATATTTTGAGTTTTTCCACCCCCAAGCAATATGATAACGACCGGGGCTTTTGGTTATGTCTGCGAACTCTTGCATCATCACCGAATATGTCTTTGATTTGATTCTATAATTCGCATCAAAGTAACGTCCACCCGCACGTTGTGATTTAGGTGTATTGCCGTCTTTATCAAGCCAAGCCAATTCGGTATGTTTTGAAAGTGTATCAGGAATTGACCCGATTTTTTCAAAGTTTGCTTGTGCTGTAACATCAAAACCACGTCGTCTTAACTCGTTGGCAACAACGCAAGATTGGCAATTTACGGTGTATTCTCTCGGTGTGTTTGTTGCATCAACATAATTTTCATTTCCTCTTAATTCGTTTGCTTCATTAAACGACATTTCTTTGCCTTGCTTTACATTCAACCTTGCTTCGATGTTGTGGTGGTTGTCAATCCATTCTTTTTGTTCTGCCGAATTGAATGTTGCCGGAACATAACCCAAAAACAAAGTTCCACCAATTAAAACGCCGTCATTTTGAACGGTCGGTTTCGGCAAATCAATCTTCAATCCCTCGGACAACTTGCCATCTTTGAAGTTGTCTTTGATGAAATAGGGGGTCGAACCCCAATTCTTTTGCGCTTCGATATGGTCTTTCACCCACTTTTTGAACTCGTCCGGCACATCGGTAACAACATTCTTTGCTTGCAATGGCTTGTATTTTGTTCCGCGCAATGCCGCTTTGAGGTCGCCAAACTCGTTTTCATCAAAGGTTTCTTCGTCCATCAAAATAGGCGTTGCGTAACACATACATTGCGGGTGCCACCCTTTGAACTTGAACGTCTTTGGGTAACGACCAACCAACCTTTCGCAAAGGTCGCATTTACACAATGGTTCGTGGTTGCTTCGGTGTATCTCAAAGCCCACAACGAAATCAAGGGATTGCCAACGCAAAAAGTCGCTTTCCCTGTATGCCATATTGATTTCGGAACGTGTCAATCGCATTGCGTTCTTGTACGATGAACGATAAACGCCTTGTCCGGGGTGAAACGCCCTTGCAGCTTTGGACAACACAAGGTTTCCGCGCTTATCACGCACACGGCGGAACAATCGGTTCGGTTCTTTGAGGTTTTCCCGGACATCGCGTGAAAGTTGGTCGGCACTTCGTCCCTCACCCAAACCCACATCAAGGGCGGATTCCAATTGGTCTTTGTATTGTCCAACGTATTTCCAAACCCTTTGTGAAAGGTTCATTCCCTCGACCTTGCGTTGTTGGAACGTCTGCAATGCTTCCAAGTTGCGGTCTTGCATCTTCTTCAAACGCGCCTTGCTTACCTTGGACGTGTCCATTATGGATTCAATGAAGCCATCGTTCTTGTCGCAAGCGAACAACCATTGTTTCTTCGACCCGGTTTCAATAACTGTTGTCATTCGGCTTGCAAGTTGCTTGGTTACATCTTGCATCACCGACTTAACACCGGGGTAATCATCGAAAGAAAAGGGCTTGTCGGGGTTGTACGTGCCTTTTGCCGCCGCTTTCGATACTTCGGCGGTGGCACGGTCAAACAAGGCTTCAACGGCTTGCGTGTATTGCTCCGTTTGCCTGTAATGCGCGGCATCGTATGATTGAATCGAAAACCGCGTTGTTTTCTGCCTTTTCTTTGCCATACAATCAATTTTCGGTGGTTCTTAACTTGAAATGTTTATCACAAGCGGGGTCGGAAAGGAATTTGCACCACTTGCCAAAGTCCGTTTTTTCATCGAACTTGCAACGGCACAATATCAAATGCCCATCGTGCGCCTTGTCGTGTCAATCGTATGAATTGGCGCAATCACGGCAACGAAATTTGACTTCGCTTTTAATCACTTTCTTTGCCACGATACACACCTTTTGAGGTTACAAACTGACCACGATTCAATCGGTCGAACGTGGCTTTATCTACATTGCAACGATGCACACCGCACGAATCAGCAACCCACACAACCCATTGTTCGGGGTGTCGTGTTACTTGTGGCATCTTCAATGTTACGTTGTAATGTGTGGTGGTATGTGCCGGGACGTGCTTTTTCCCGACAACATACCCACTTACCGGGCTTTCCTTGCAGCTTGCAAGACAAAGCACCATCAGGATTGCAAACAAGACCTTACGCATCGCCATCAATTTGAGGTTCACCAATGATGAATGAATTTTCGCTTGCGTGTTGCTCCTTGATTTTCGCCATCGTACCTTGCACGTCCTTTGAAATGCCCGCACGTTCCACCGATTCTTCTTGCGAAATGACGGGTTTGTTACCGTTGGCGGTAAGCCAATAATTCAGTTCGTCAAGTTCGTTGGTAAGCATATACGGCACAAGTTCGGGTTCAATCACGATGGTTTCGCAATCCTTTTCCAAAGCTGTGTTTATCTTGCCAATGTATGCCAATATGACATTCACGCGGCGTTGTAGGTATTCATCGAAAATTTCCCTTTTGTCCTGAACTTTCAAATGCGCGTCCATAAACAACAACTTCAAGGCAACGCCGGAAATCGCGCCAAGCCCTTTGACCGCATCAAACGAAATGTCCGGGGTCTGCGAAATGGTATAAATCATTTTCAAAAGGGTTTCAATTTCAAGTTTCACCGCTTCGGGGGCTGACTGCCAAGACACATATTGCATTGTCGCGCCATCTTCGCCCTCGATGACCGCGCCGGATTCGCCTTTCTTCGCCCATCCTTTGATTTCGCCCGTTGTGAATATCTTCGGGCTTGCGTGATAGTCGTTCGTATCGGCAAAGTTGGAAAGCAACTTTTCAAGGCGGTCAACCAACTTGTCAATATCTTCACACTCAAAATGGTCTTGATGGCCGAATACAACGGGAATCTTGCCGATTTCTATCTTCTTGGGGAATCCCTCAACGACTTCATACCCGTTCTTGCCGTTCAACCAAAGCCAATGTTCTTCGTCCGTCCACGTCTCAAAGTAGTCATAGCGGTTCTTTTCCCCGTCAACATGGGCGAACGACCGGGAAAAGGCCACCATGTCGCCGGATTCGTCAAAGTAGGGATAAAGGACATCGCCGTTCTTGGGCGAAAACACGACACAACGCAACTTGAACGGCGTTTCAAAGCCATATTTCTTGTGCTTGTGCTTCTGTTCCGATGGAAACCAATATTCGGCGGCATCCTTGTAACTGAATATCGAACGGGCAATCTTTCGGTTCAAGGAATTGCACTTCACATCGGACATAATGCGGTTGAACGCTTTCAAGACTACTTCTTGCCCCTCGTTCTCCGGGGCGGCGTTGTATGTCGGCGGGTTGCCGAAACAGAACGACACGGCGCGATTGATGATAAGTTTCTGAATGGCAACGGCGACACGGGCGACTTTCTCCGTTCTGTAATTGCCTTTGTTCTCTGATTCCCAGCCGTTCACGTCAATAATGTTCCGGGCGGATTCTGCATTCGACATGTCATCGCCCGCGTCAATCTTGACCTTTTTGTCCGGGCGCAAGATTTCATCGTTGATGTCATGTTGTTTGGGGTCAAGTGACTTGTTGGCCGATTCAACGTCCGGCAAGTCAAGATAACGATGTGACTTCAACTTTTTGATGTAGTCACTTGCGGTTGCGGCGGATTCGCCGTTCGCGGTCTGTGGGAAAAGTTCTTGAATCTTCATTGTTATATTGATTTTGGGTTGTTTATCTTCCGAACAATCCGGCGACATCGGTTGTCCCGGCGTTCTTGCGCTTCTCGACCGTACCCGTCAATGCGTCCGGGGCATCGTCATGGTCGTTGTTGCCGACTTTCATGTAACTTGTAATGGCTTGGTAGAACTCCGGGAACAACAGATTCCAACCTTGCGGCATGAAGCAAATGTTCTGCACGTCCGCCGAATTTTGGAAGATGCGTTGTTGCTTGTTGTCCTTTTGATGGAATGCCGTGAACTTCGTCTTGTTGTTGCCTATGATGCGGCATTCTTTTTCGACTGCGTTCTTGAATAGGCGACCGCCGTTGTTGGCTTCGATGATACATTGTGCAACGCCGTGTTTCGTCAGCATGTTTGCAAGTTTCGGTTGCGTGTATTCGACCGGGCGTTGAGTGTATAGTACATCAACGATGAAGTTGCCAATCTCTGTTTCGTCATAGATGATGGCGCAAAGGTAGTCCGCGCCCGTGTCGGCAACATCGACATAACACTTGCGGACACATCGCTTCGTTGCCGGGCGGATGGCATATTCTGCAAAGCCGGATTCATACATCAAGCCTTGCAACGGCTTGGGGTTCTGCATATACTGCGTATCGAACACGAACGGATTCTTCTTTCGTAGGTCGTGCAATTCCTCGATGGTCTGCTTGAACGGCCAAAGGGCTTTTTCTTCCCCTGCTTCGTCATTGTAGATGCAAGGCAAAGAAAGGACTTCCCATTCGCCAGGTTCTTTTGTCATCAAGAACCCGCAAAGGTCTTGTTCGTGCAAACGCTGCATGATGATGACAATTGGCGTGTTGCGTGAATTGACGCGGTTTCGGATGGTTGTGTCGAACTTCTGATTCACCTTGTTACGAACCAAAGCGGAAAGCGCATCATCCGGCTTGATGGGGTCATCAATGATGATTGCGCCGCCGAATGTTGACCCGTCAATTTCCGGCAAGAACTCGTCAAGTGCTTCGTTCAAGTCCTTGTCGGATTCTGCGTTCTTGACTTCATCGACAAGACCCGCGCCGAATCCCGTGACTTGTCCGGCGGATGATACGGCATAAAGCCCGCCGCCCTGCTTGGTGAACCATTTCTTCGTGTTCGGCGATGTCGGCTTTGCGTCAAACAGACGTTGAAATTCCGGGTCGCGCATGATTTCTTGAACGCCGCGCGAATTGTCCCTTGCAAGGTCATCGGAATATGAAAGGTGAATGAACTTGGCCTTTGGGTTCAATGCAAGGCCGTTGGCGATGAAGTTCTTGACGGCTTGTTCTGTCTTTCCGTATCGCGGGGCGATGTTGATGATTAGTTTCTTCGTTTCCCCGGAAAAGACCTTGTTCAATGCGTCCGCAATCATACGATGATGCCGTCCGACCACAAACTTTCGATGGAAACGCGATTTGAAGAAATATCGCGTGAAGTTTAGGGAATCGGACAAACACCATGTTTTCAAAAGGTCGATGTCGCGGACTTGGTTGTTCATTTAGACTTCATCTTCAAGTTGTTTCATAAACTCCTTGGCCTCTTTCTTAGTCAAGATGCGGGCGGGCTTGACAAGCGGTTCGCCATTTGCACCCGTCAACTCTGCGTTTTGGCGGTTCTTCCAATGGTCGGGGTCGCCGTTGGTCAACACAAATATGATTGCGCCCGTGTCCGGGGCAATGTGCTTCGTTGTGGTGATTTGCTCCTTGATTTTCGGGATTGGTGTCTTGCCGTCCGCTTCCATCTTGCCGGATGGAATTGTCGTGACCTTGGTTTCCTTGGCATCATAACCCTTGATTTTCTTCAACAAGGATTTCTTTGCTTCCAAGACGAACATTTCCATTCGCTCGTTCGCGGCATCTTCAAGGGCTTGCGCAAACTCCGGGTGGTTGTCCCGCCAATCATAGAACGCTTGCCGTGAAATGCCAACCTTGGCGCATATCTCGCCAATGGTGAACGTGTCGGTTTTCACGAACTCGATGATGCGTTCAACGGTTCTTTTGTTGTACTTTGCCACTTTTGCCATTTTTAATTTTGTCAAGTTTGTAATGCAAGTGCAATGCAAGTGCATCGTCACTCTTTCAATTCACACTTGAATCCCCGGTCTTGCAGTTCGGAAAAAAGCAAGGACAACTTCGTCACGTCCCCGCATTCGACAATCAACCGGGTTGAAATCACTTTCTTTCCGCCCTGCTTTTCCTCTCCATCGCCATCATTCCCTGATTCCGTGTTCACGCCCCAATCGGACGGGTCGAAATCAAACTTTTGGGCTTCCTGCATGATTAGGTCGGTGTTGAACTTCAAGTTCGCGTCCGATGTCGCGTTGTCAGCAAGTGCCATTTCGCGGCCTTGGGCTGAATCAAGGTCAATGTCCGTTCGCTTGACGGCGACAAGTTTTGTGCCGTCTGTCTCAACGATTATGACATCATCAAGGCCGACATTGGCGCAATTCTCCGTTGTCTTGTTTCCGGCGATGATTCGGTTGTTCTTGTCAAGTAGGATAGAACGACCCGCGCCGAACTTGCGCAAGGATTCTTCAATCAAGTGTTGGCCAAACTCCGTTCCCTCGTTGAAGTTCTTATCATCCGGGATAAGTTGTTCGATGCTTGTTTCAATAATCTTTGCCATGTCAGTTCTGCAATTTTTCGCCGATGAACACAAACACTTTTCCGAACCAATTCTTGATTCGTGTTGTCACCGGGGGTTGTTCAAATACTCGTTCGGCTGCAAGGAACACGGGTGGTTGTGTCTTGCCGGACATAACGCCAAGCCAAATGTCTTGCCCGAACAAAACCTTGACGCGCTCCCAAGGTGACAAGTGCCACTTGGAAACACATTGTTTGCCATCGCTCCAAACGTGAAGTGACGCGCATTCTTCATCGGTCATTGTGCCGGGTTTCTGCAATACCTTTGTGGATTGCGGGAAATCAATTGGTTTCATATCTTTCAAACTTGATTAAATGCAATTGCAATTCAAAGTTAAGGGGTGTATTACAATAACACACCCCTTGACACACGAAAGATATACAAAAGTTATCCACCTGCCTTGATACGGATGGGCAAGCCTGCAAATGTCCACGCAAGCAATGCGGCATCCCTTGCATCTTGGTTTGTCCTACCCATTATGCCCGTGAATGATGCCAATTCCTCATGGGTAATCTTGCGGTCTTTTCCTTTCCAGCACTTTACCAATGGAATGTGTGGCAAGACTTCAATTCCCCAATGTTCGCACATTTCGATGATTTTTCGCCCGGTTTCGTGGTTTGCCCCAACGTCCTTTGCGATTTTTTCCGCCCTGTGTCCTTGTGCTTCGTGGAAATTGGACTTTTTTACAATCCACCCGGCTTCCACAACCACAATCAAGGATTCCATCGTTTCGCCCTGAACCTTTTTGGCGTGTTGCAAATAGTCAAGCAACATCGGAAAGGTCAAATTCGACACTTCCAATTGCCTTGTCTTTGGTTTCAAGAACGCCACTCCCGATTTTTCCTTGTCCGGGTCAATGGCAATGATGTTGTCATACTTCATCGGTCAATTTCTGCTTTAATGAACGTAAGAACTTGACGGCGGAACGAATCTTTGAAAACGTCTTGATGGTGTGCCACCTCAAAAATCCTTTCACCTGAACCGCGTATTGGTCTTTGAATGATGTTGGCACGTATTGCACTTGTGCTTGTTCGTCCATCACCACTTCCATTGAATCAACAACGGTTTCTTTTCTCACTCGGTAATCCATAAGGCATCACGAATTAAAATGGCAAATCATCTTCACCCGGTGTCGGGGTTGGGGCGGTCGGCACGACAACATTGTTGGTCGGCTGTGCGTTGCCCTCGGTCTTTGCGCCACACAAGTTCACTTCGTTGGCGTACATATTCACCGAACATTGCGGTTGGTTGTTCTTGTCCGTGTATGCTTTCACGACAAGGCGACCACGCAAGAACACCTTTGTTCCTTTTTTCAGGTACTGCAAAAGTGCGCCACCCTCACCATACCAAAGAACCGACACCCAAACGGTGGTTTCGCCACCATCTTTTCGCTTTTCCGAATGTGCGACATTCATTGAAACATACTTCTTGCCGCCAAACTCCTTAATTTCGGCATCATTGCCAAGATTTCCGATTACTTCTAACTGTAACATTGTTTTGTTTGTATTAAGTGAATAAAAATGATTCAAAGGTGGTCTTTTTCAACCTCAATCCACGAATCGCCATCAAAGGTTATGCGGTCGGTCGCAAGGTCAATCACGCATTTGATGTTTCTTGACCAATGGTTTTCCGGGTCGAACATATCCGAATAAAACGCCGATTCATCTTTGCAAATAACAATATATCGCATCATAAATTGGGATTCATTTGTTATGCAATTGCATTGCATTTGCTTTGTCAATAACCTTTGTTGTGCCTTTTCGGGCGATTCTCGTTGTACTGCATTTTCATTTCAACGTGCCAAGGCAAACCGATTGAAAGGGATTCCGCCCAATTCTTGACGTACTCAACACCGAATTGAATGCGCTTTTCAACCCCGATTGCATCACGCGCAAGCCCCTTGCATAATGCAAAGGCGTTTTCGGAAAAGTCGAACTTGTCGAATGCTCGGTGGTAACGGCAAGGATTCATCTTGTCGAAATCCACGCCCAAAGCCCCGGCAAGGTCGAAAAGACGAATGGCAATGTCTGCAAATTCATCTTCGACGGTATCTTTGACGTGTCTTTCAAAGTTTTCATCGAACGCAATTCGTTCATTATACTTCACGAACGCATCAATATCGGCACGGTGTCCCTTGCGGTGCGCTTCGACCATTTCGCCAATTTCGGTGATAACAAGCATCAAGCAATGTTCATTGCTCCACTTTTCGTCCCAAAATCCGTGATTCACGGCGTTGGAATGTGCTTTATCTGCTAATTCATTAAAATTCATTTCTTGAAAAATTTATGTTATACAATTACCCGGCTTATTTATTCGACCACTTCAAAATCAATTTCACGAACCTTGTTCGCCAAGACACGCAAGCAAAGGTCAATTTGCCTTGTGTCCTGAATCTTGAACCCGGCGGGCATATATGCGTCCAATAATGTTGCAAGGCTTACCATACACGGATTTGTGATTGATGTGCTTGCACCCATCTTTTCGGCAATAATCTTGTCCATTGCCCGGTTGTGCTGTTTCAGGAACTCGACCATCATAACACCACACCAAGCATCGGTTCGCATATCTTGATACTCCATATCGGGATATTCCCTTTTGATGGCGGCGTTCACTTGCAATTGGAAAATTTGGAAATCTCGCTTGTATTCCTCGACAAACTGCATCGCCTGACGTTCCACGTTGTTGATATGCGCAAAATCCAAATCCTTTCGCAAGTCGTCAATGTACTTTGTTCGTACCTCTTTGATGGCTCGACCAAGTTTCTTGACCTCGGAAATGCGGTGGTCGGCGCAATACTTCATCACCTTTTCGGCATACCACCACGCAATTTTGGAAATAACAAGCGGAACAAACGCAATCATCATATTTTCGTCCCACGTGAATGTTTCAAGCATTTGGCGCGTTTCGTCTTTCACTTGCTGTTTGAAATCCATTTCCCGGCTTACCATCGGCGGCAATGCGCCTTTCTTGGCAATGGCTTCAAACATTCGCTTTTCCGCCGCTTCCAATTCCTCAATCGGAATGTTCTTTTCCATCGACATACGCAACAAGGTTGCATCGTGAACGGTCGGTGTCGGCGTTTCCTTGGGTTGTTCCTGTGGTGGTTCGGGCTTTGGTTCGTCTTTCACCACCACACATTCGCCCTTTGAGAAATCCAAGATTTCGGGTTGTTCAACCTTTGCCACAAAGAATTGGCATTGCTTGCCCTGTACCGCGTCAAAGGTGCGTTGGTTTACCTCGGATTCGCCCATTTGTTGCCCCTCGATTTGCTGTTGCACCGCACATCGGTATTGGGGCATTCTTTTCAATTTTTGGTTGTAGCATACGGACTTCTTGCATTGCTCACAATTCGCGCTTTGCCACAAATAAAGGTCGTATGCACTTTTGAAACATTGTTGCGTGGTTGTTTTCATCGTGTTACGATTTTGAAGATTTCGTGGGTCAATTCAATATCATACATTGCATTGTGCAACGAATCGTCTTTCACCTCGATTCCAAGGGTCTTTGCTACTGTGGACAACTTGAAGTTTTCCATATCAGGGCGACGGGTTACAAGGTAAGCGGACGCAAGAACCATCACGTCAAGGGTGTTCGACCAAAACCACGAACCAAAGTAATTGTCGCCATTCTGCAAGAAGAATCCACGCAAAAATTGGTTGTCGAAAGCTGCATTGTTGTAACCGACCAAAAAGAACTTGTCTTTCTTGTCGTACTTGTTCACGTACTTGGCAAGCATTCCGACAAATTGGTTGTACACCTCACGCATTGGTGGGTATGCCATCACTTGTTCACGGGTAACGCCCGCCACTTTCAAGGCTTCATCTTCGATTATTGCCTTGGGGTTCGGCTGAACGTGAAAGTCGAATGATTCTTTCACAACGCCGTCAATCACTATTTGCCCGGATATTTGATGAATACCATTCTTTCCGGGGTTCACTCCTGTTGTTTCAAGGTCGAAAAATACTAATTTCATTGTTCTTTTGTTTTATAGTGATACATTTATTTCTAAATTTTTGATAACCATTGTTCCCAAATTTGATTCGCCACTTGCGCCATCATAACGGGTGGAACTGACATTCCGCAAACGTAATGTGGTGATTGACCGCAAAAGTTGTAATCTTGTGGAAACGATGAAATGCAACAAACTTCGCTTTTGCTTGTGTACTTTGGTATGTCAAACCGAATCAAGCAATCCTTTCGTGCCGCCAATGTCGGGCAAACCTTGTCCAAATAGACATATTGGTTGTTGAACATCGCCTTTTTGCCAAATTCACGTTCATTCGCACCGCTTAAATCACTGTCGCCAAACTGTCGCTTTTCCCAACATTGACGCATCTTTGGCGAATCGACACCATCACCCAAGCCGTCGGCAACCTCTTTGAAAGGAATAATCGGTTCGTTGAACTCCAACTTGACTCGTGGGGCTTCTTCAAACAACGACACACGTTCCAAGAATGGTTCGGCAAGGTCTTTTCGCAAACACACAAAGAACACACGTTCACGCCTTTGTGGTACACCCATATTTTGAGCATCAAACACCCAATGTTGGCAATAATACCCGGCATCATCGAACCCCTCATAAATTCGCCTTACATAATCTTTCGCATCGCCAAGCAACAAGCCTTTCACATTTTCCGCCACAACCACTTTCGGTTTCAGCTTCTTTGCAAGTTCGATGAAGTCGAAAAACAACGTGTCCAAAACTTGTTCTTCCTGACCCTCGCGAAAGTGCTTCATCTTTCCCCAAGCATCTTCACGGCTTCCCGCCATCGAAAAGGTCGAACAAGGCGGCGAACCGTCCAAGATGTCAAGGTTGAACAATACGGGCGGCAAATCCGTTCTATCCTTGAAAGTTTGTATTGGTTCAAGGAATGGGAACTTGGGATTGTTGTTTTGACAATAGGTGTACATCATTCGGTGGTCAATCTCGTTGCAACCTATAACATCGTAACCCGCTAATTTATAGCCCATTGACGACCCCACCCACAAGAAAAGCAAGAAAAGACCGTTCCTTTGTCTTTGGTGAAGTTGGCATCTTTCAACGTCCAACGGTAATCAAATTTGTGCATTATTCGTTTGTTTTATTCAATATATTATTCACTCTTGTTGCTATCTCTCGGAACTGTGGGTTAAACCTGAAATCGTCTTGATACTTCTTCAAAAGATGAAGCATTGTCGAATGGTCGCGTTTTACAAATTCCGCTATCTTGATAAGGCGCATTTTGTTTTGTCGGCAATGGTACACGAAAATCATTCGCGCAAAGAACCCATCACGTTTCCGGGACTTGGTGATATAATCATTGAACTTCAATCCCATTGCTTCGTGGATTGCGTTTTGAATCTTCATCACGACAAGGTTGTTTCTTACCACATTGGATTCAAACCAAATGTCTTTCCCGGTTCGCATCGCAACATCATATTCGATTGAAGCCCCGGTTGAATCAACCCAATTGTCCATCATATAGATGGCATCACACGGCAACAACATTGCAATGTCCTTGCAAATGTGCCTTTCCCAAGATTCGTCCTTGTCAAGTCCGTTTTTCAAGGGATTCACTACATCAAAGCCAAGTTCGGTCAATAATGCTTCCGCACCATCAAATCGTTCTTGCACTTCGGAATAAGGCAATCCACTTATTTTTCCCGATAAATAGATTTTCATTTTGATAAACTCTTTTGATTGTTATGCAAAAACTTGTTCACGAAATACACTTGCCCTTTTCCTGTTACCTTGGTGGTGTTGGAAATGATGGTTTCACCATTTGGCAACTGTATTGTCGTTTTCTTAATCTCAAATAAACCCATTTGCATTGCTTTTTGGGTCGGTTGGTTGTATCTTTCACCGAATTGGCACAAGTAACCATTTTCACGTAACCAAGCGAAAAGGCGTTTTTCGCCCGTGTCCACACCATTTTGACATATAATCTTGGCAAGTTCGCCAATCAACACCGACTTGTCGGACGTTTCGACCGCTTGTGAGAATAGAACACGGGGCGCATCGGCTTGAATCTTCTTTTGTTGTTCCTCGATTTGTTCAGCTTGTGAAGCTGCAAGGCGTAATGCTTCGGCATACGTTTGAGGTATCGCCGGGGTGGTGGGTTGCATCACCTGACGAACCACACGTTCCATCGCATTGAATTGTTCAATGAATCCAACCTTGAATTGCATTGCCTTTGCCCCGGTCAAACCCATAGCAAGCAATGAAAAACCATCGCGGTTCATTACGAACATCGGGCGTTTCACTCCGTTGGCATCAATGTAACTTGATTCATAAAACCACCTTGATTGTTCGGTTTGCTCTCCTACATTTTGAGGACGGCAAATGTTGCGAATGGACTTCAACACATTGTCGTGTCGTTTCCCGAACACTTCCGCAACTTTCAGGGAATCCGTTACGGGCGTTCCCTTTTCGGTCTTATAGACCACGTTTTGTTGTATCATTATGTCGCTTGTCATAATAGTATAAAGTTAAGTTGTTAATAATCACGACATCATCTTGTTTTAATTAAAGTTTTCGTCTATCCTTGCCCTTGATTTCAAAGTAATTGCACATTTCCGTCAATCGGCTTGCAACTCTATCATCGTAATACTCGACCAATTCGGGGTTTGTTAGTGAATAATTCGACGTAATCATTGTAAGGCAATCTGTACGGTCGCCCCTGTATTCAAGCAAGTTTCGCAATACGTTCATTCGGTTTCCCATCGCCACCGCTTCAAGTGGTTCGCTTCCGAAATCCTGAATGCAAAGAAGTTTCACTTTCTTGTATTCGTCAATCGAAGTCGTTTCAATGAACTTTGCCACAATTTCATCAGCTCTTGCGGTTCGCCACCAAATCCGCGCGTCTGCATCGGCATACTTGATTTTGAAGTGGAACAAATCGGCATAAACCAACATCACTTCCATACACCAAGACTTGCCCGACCCCGTATTTCCCGCGATATATATTCCCCGGTGCATATCGCCCGGAACTTCTTGTTTCGTTTCGGGGTGAATCGCTTTCATCGTATGGTCGCAATGCAACCACTTGATTATGTTTTCGTAGGTGAAGCGGTTTTCATCATCAATCACGAATTTTGGGTTTCGCTGTTTCCCGATGGCTTCGACAAGCTGTAATGATTCGTTCAGGTTGTAACCCTCGCCGTCATACCTGAACCGGGTAACGCCTTGGAACAATCCACGTTCTTTGACCATACCCAAAGCCCTTTTAATATCAATCATTCCCATTCTTTATTTGGTTTTCTTGTCATTGTTGTTTTTCTCAACATTTGCTTGCCTTGGCGTTCCTTTTCGCCCCTTGCCCAATTACGGACGGCGGCTTTCCAATCTTTCATCTTGTTTTTGCCGACGAACCAACCTTTGCTTTCGTAGAAATCAAAGAAATTTTCAGCTTCAAAAGAATACCCCTTTTCATTTATATAATTTCTTATTTCTTCAATCGTGGGCGGTGAAAAGCGGTGTCCGCTTTTCTCTTTTATATTCTCTTTTATACTTTCCTTTTCTTTTATTTCCTTTTCTTTCCTTTCCTTTGCATCATTTTGCAATGCAATTGCATTGCTATTGGTTTGCTCTTGTTGTACTTGTGTTGATTGCCAACGTTTTACGGCGGCGGCTTTTCTCTTTTCCGCAATGTCAATTCGTTTTCCAAGTCGTTTTTTTACCGAATCCGACCAAAAATTTTCACCGTCATTCACAAACAAATCAAAGTCGTTCACAATGCTTTCGACAACCTTGCAATCCACGTGGAATGCAAATGCAATGGTTTTACAAGATTTCAAGGGTAACAAGCCGCCTTGTTCATACAGTTGTTCAATGATGCACCAATACAAGCCAAGCCCGGCGACACCGTGTGCAACCAAGACATCTTGCAACTTTGGGTCGCACCTTGCGTTATAATCGTGTGGAAAATAGAATGTATCTTTCATTGTTGCGAGAATTAAGCCCACCGACCCACCAAAGGGCAAATCGGGGGCGTTGTACACTAAATTTCAATGATTGCGATTTCGGGCGCAATATCCTTGATTTTTGCAATTTCATCATCAATCACCTTGTCGCGTAAATCTTCAAGTGTTGCTTGTGCGCCGGGTGAAAGAAGCACGAATGCAACTTCACGTCCGTTCACCTGTGCAAAGGTTTCAACCTCGATTGTTTCGGCGGGCATACCCTTGAAAATCGGCATTTGAATGGTGAATGAATCCGGCAAGTTGGAATTGACCACTTGGGCGAAATTGTCGGTACGATTGCCATTTTCGGCAACTGCACGTTCAATCTTGTTGTTCACGGTGGCGGTAAAGTTCATCAGGGTTGAAACCAATGCCATATTGGTTTGGCGGTCTGCAAAGAATGCACGGTTCATCTTGATAAACAAGCCAAGTTCGGTCGGTGTCCACACCTTGTTTCGGTTGATTCCGAACTCAACGAACTTCGGGTTGTAACTCAATTTGCCGACAACCTTTCCACGTGTGTATTCGTCCGCTTCGTTGGTTATCAAGGTGATTTCCACGTTGTCGCGGTCGATAAGAATGTGGCAATCCTTTTGGTCGAACTGACCGACATTGATTCGCTTTGTCAGGTACTCAACCACGCAACCGATAACGCCTTTCAGGTCGGTTTTTACGGGTGCTTTCGGTTCAAGCTGTTTCACGGCTGCACCCTCGCGCAAGATTACTTCGGCGGTTGTCATTCCGGGTGCAAGATTGATTTGCAATTTTTCGTTCTGCATATTCTTCAAAAATTAAAAGTTAATCGTTTGTTCCTGTCTTTCTCACCATCGAAAAGATGTTTGGTTGTAGTTCATCAGCCGTTGCCGGGCGGCACTCAACCAAAATGCCCTCTTTGTTGTAATACCCGGTTTCCTTGGTTTCTTGGTCGGTGAAGCGGTAACACACTTCGTTCACGTATTCCGCTTTTGACTTGATGTTGGAAACCATTATTGCCCTTGATTCTTTCAAGGGTTTCAAACGCCCCTTGAAGTCGGCTTCAACTTGTTTCTTTTCGGCTTCGATTTCGGCAATCTCAATCGAAACATTGGCAAGTTTTTCTTTGTGTCCTTGCAATTCTTCCGGGGTGTATGGCTTCATATAGCCTTTTTGTTCGCAAGCATCGCAATTGTCTTTCAAGAATGCTTCACGTTGAATCGGATTCTTAATATCCTGTCCAAGTTCTCTTTCCATAACTTAAATTTGTTTTATAGTGATACATTTTTACTTATCAAGCAAGAAAACTTGGTTGTACAAGCCCACGAATTGTTTGCCGAATTGGATTGCTCGATTTCGTGTTTTGAAGCAAAGCCGAGAACCGACATTCGCATTCGTAGCCGACGGCGCATTATGCGTATCCGCATAAACGAACCCCGCAGCTCCCTTGTCATATACAAACCAAGGAAACCACTTGTCTTGCATTGAATTTGAGAAATCAGGCACAAAGTCGTCCGCCTTATTCCAAGCCTGTGCAATGGTGAACAACTCATTCAAGGCGATAAGTGCTTTAATGTGCTTTGGGTTCACGTCCTGAACCAAATGTGTAACGTCTGCAAGCTGAACGCAATTGCCGGACAATACCTTTTTCGATACGGTGTAATCGTTGTTAGGCTTACCACCAAGGAACGCACGCGCTTCGTCAAAATTGGTGATTGTTTCGTTCACGTCCTGACACTCCACGACTTCAAGGGTAAAATCAAACGGTGTCAAGAAACCGTCGTCGTCCGAATCCAAATCTTCGTTGTGGTCGGCAATGATGGTGTCCATATCGTCCACCGCGTCCGCCTTGTTTGAATACTTGCCGATTGGTTCATTGTTGCCAATCTGCTTCAAAATGTACTGTTTCATATTGATAAACTAAAATGGTGATTTATTAAAATTGATTGTCATTCCCTTTTCCGCAATGTGTACGGTCTTGCCTGTTGCATCAATGATTCCTTGCTTGAACTCGCTTGCATTGGCGTTGCCGTCCGAAAGGTGAATCAACACAATGTTGTTCACTTTCGACAAGTCGTTGGCAAGCAATGTTTCCCGGCACGTGTCAAAACTGCAATGGCTTTTCATTGTTCT